GAAAAGAAGGGAGACACTAGTCAGCTTACATTTTCACAACAATGGTCTGGCGCAGCTCATACCAGTGGTATGGCTTACGTTGCTGATGATCCAAACATTCTGTTTGCTGTTCAGGCAGACGGAACAGTAAATGATGATGATTTGGGAGCTAACGTAGAGTTAGAACAAACAGCATCAAGTGCTACGTTTGGTATCTCTCGTGTTAGTCTCGACATTAGCACGACAGCCACAACAGCTTCACTCCCTGTGAGGATAGTAGATTTTCTTGGAGGTCACGATGGTGACGAAAGAGGATCAAGCTTTCCAATCATGGTCTGTAAGTTTAATACAGGTCATCAATTAGGTGTAGGTGTCGTTTCAGGCGCAGCACCAGGAGGAGGCTAATCATGGCAGTTATGAGTAGAGCAAATCTCTTAAAAGAGTTACTCCCAGGTCTAAACGCACTGTTTGGATTGGAGTATGACGGCTATGAGAACGAACACGCTGAAATTTACGAAACTGAAAACTCCGACAGAAGTTTTGAGGAAGAAGTAAAGCTATCAGGGTTCGGTGCAGCTCCAGTGAAGCAAGAAGGTGCATCCATCTCTTATGATGTAGCACAAGAGTCATTCACTGCTCGTTTTAATCACGAGACAGTGGCTATGGGTTTCTCTATCACAGAGGAAGCTATGGAAGACAATTTGTATGACAGCTTATCTGCACGTTATACAAAGGCACTTGCTAGAGCTATGGCTTACACAAAGCAAACAAAGGCAGCGTCACTTCTAAACACTGGTTTTGATACATTCACCTCTGGTGATGGAGCTTTCCTATTTAGTGCTTCCCACGGCACAGTGGCAGGCGGTAATAACAGAAACCAACCATCAGTAGCGGCTGACCTTAACGAAACATCTCTTGAGCAGGCAGTGATTGACATTGCGGCTTTCGTAGATGAAAGAGGTCTATTGATTGCAGCGAAGCCAAGGAAGCTGATTGTTCCACCTGCATTGATGTTTACAGCAACTAGATTGCTACAAACAGATTTGAGAGTTGGAACTTCTGACAATGATCTAAACGCTATCAAGACCAATGGGTCTATCCCAGAGGGGTTTAGGGTTAATCATTATCTAACAGATAGCGATGCTTTCTTTATAATCACAGATGTTCCAAACGGAATGAAACATTTCGTTAGAACTCCTATGGCTACTGGTATGGACGGTGATTTCAACACTGGAAACGTAAGATACAAAGCGAGAGAGAGATACTCTTTCGGTGTATCCGATCCACTTGGAATTTATGGTTCAACAGGAGCCGCCTAACTAGCTAATATGAGGGGCAGTAGTTCATGTCTGCCCCTTATTCACCTTGACAGCGTAAGCTGACATTTGCCAAGACAAGGAGATTAATATGGGCAATTCAACTTTTTCAGGTCCAGTCAGATCAACTGGTGGATTTAAAACAATCAACAAAAGCACAAGTACTGGCGCAATTACGGAGACAGGGTTTTCTGTAAATGCTACAGGTCAACTCATTTCTATGGGTACTAGAAAGATACAGTCTTTTGCAGGTACATTAGCAAGTACAGACGCTGCAAGCACAGCATATGGAGATGGTGATTGTCTTGTAGAATTAGGGACACTAAACGTAGACGCTCCTGATGATTTAGTGACACCATCAAAGATATTCGTACACAGAGCTTTGATTGGTATCACCACAGCAGCAGGTCAAACTCTTGCAGGTAACTTAGCACTAAGTTCTACCTCTGGAACAGCTACAAACGCAGCCGTATCAGGAACAGAGATCGTTGGTGCAGGAGTAACATCTTTTAACGAACAGCTAAGTGCTACACAGTCTATCACAGAGATTGATATTAACTTCAATAATACAGCAGGAAACTATCATATCTTTGTGCCAAATATAACGGCTGCCGTTGCAAATGTGCATCTTTATGCCAGAGCGACAACTGCTGTTAATGCTGATATAACAGCAGGAAGATTTACAGTTGAACTAGAATATTCAGTATTCTAAGGGGGGCATATAATGGCTGATGCAGTAACATCACAAACCCTTTTTGATGGCGACAAGCACGTTGTTATGAAATTTACAAACATTTCTGACGGTTCTGGCGAGTCTGCTGTAAAGAAGGTTGATGTCAGTGCATTGAACTCAGATATATATGGCAATACTTGTAGTAGTGTTGCCATAGAAAAAATCTGGTGGCAGTGCATAGGCATGAAGGTTAGGCTGTTTTTTGACGCAACCTCTGACGCATTTATAATAGAGTTGGGTGAAAATCAGAGTGGATATCACGACTATAGTGAGTTCGGTGGTATAGCTAACAACGCAGGGTCTGGAAAGACAGGTGATGTTGACTTTACTACTGTAGGTCATTCTAGTGCTGATACATATACAATCATTCTGAAGATGAGAAAAACATACTAAAGTGTTTGACCCAGTAACTATCTCTGCCGCTGTTGCTACAGCGAGTACGGCATTTAATGGAATTAAGAGAGCTTTTGCCGCAGGTAAAGAATTGGAAGCTATGTCGCAAGACCTTTCTAGATGGATGGGTGCTGTTAGTGATGTAGACGCTGCTCACAAATCTGCCAAGAACCCCACTATGTTCCGTAAAGTCTTCAGTGGCGGTACGATAGAACAAGAAGCAATAGAAGCTTTTACAGCCAAAAAGCGGTTGGAAGAACAACGTTATGAGCTTCAACAGTTTATTAAGTTCAAACACGGAACAGCAGCTTGGGATGAGCTTCTTCGTATGGAAGGTCAGATACGGAAACGTAGACAACAAGAAATATATGATAAAAAGATATTTAGAGAAAAAGTTATTGGCATTGTGGCAATTACCATTGTTCTTAGCGTTGGCATCGGTCTTCTTGGTCTTTTCGTCTACTCCCTTATGGGTATCGACAGAGGGTGGTTCGGCTAAGTGTGTAAGAAAGCAAGGCGGTCAAGAAACATTTGAATGGCTATGCGTAGAAGGGGAGACAATATATTTAGCGCAATCAGACAACATAAAAAACTGTTATACTTGTTTTCTGAAGAAATTCAGCGACTGGACTTGGGAACAGGAAAAAAGAAAAGGGATTAGAGAAGACCCAAAGTATGTAACCTGTAGACGATATAAAAGAAAACAAGCTAAGAATGGAAAGCAAGTGTGTTTATACAGAGGAGCAAATAATACATATACTTTAGTCGTTGAGGGTCAGTGTCCTGTAGAGTTTCAATGTAAATATGATCCTAACGGCAAAGAGCCAAACATAGACAGCGTTGTAGATTCACTAAATGATAGCTTCAAATGAAAACACTAGTTTTTATTCTTGTAATTTTAGAAGGATCAGAAATATATGATGATACTTTACAATATGGAAGTATAGACAGATGCAACTGGTACGCTAAAAAAATAAACTTCTACAATGAGAGACAAACAAGAAATACTTACTCAGCATACTGTAAGCCATTAGTTATTGAAAAGAACGAAGACTAGTGTATAATTTTAAAAAAAGTTACATAGAACTTTTGGAGGAAAAATGGCAGTTGTAACACCAGACCTACCAGAAATATTTGAAGAGGCTTTTGAAAGAGCAGGTCTTGAAATGCGTTCTGGATATGATCTGAAGACAGCCAGAAGAAGTCTAAACATACTAACATTAGAATGGCAGAATAGAGGTATAAACCTATTCACTATAGAGTCTGGCACTTTATCTTTATCGGCAGGAACAGCGACCTATACTATGCCGTCTGATACTATAGACTTGATAGAGCATACTATTAGAACAGGTTCAGGAACGTCACAGTTAGACACAAACGTAACAAGAATAAGTGTGTCTACATACGCACAAAAGTCTAACAAAAACACTCAAGCAAAACCAAATCAAATATTTGTTCAGAGACTAGCAGGATCAACAACAGTCACATTACATCCAGTGCCAGATACAACGTATACATTGGCATACTTTAGACTTAAAGGTATAGATAGCATATCTTCTGGCATAGCAGGAACAACAACAAACTTTGTACCACCTAGATTTGTTCCATGCTTAGTATCAGGTTTGGCATATTACATAGCAATGAAAAAACCAGAGGTAGCAGGTAGAGTGCAAGCACTAAAGCAAGAATACGAGTTTCAATTTGAACTAGCGGCAGGTGAGGACGCAGAAACAGCTTCTATTAAGTTTGTTCCTCACAACACATTTTTTGTAGGTTAATATGGGTAAAGCAACAGGAAAGTACGCATTCGGAATATGCGATAGAACTGGATTCAGATATCCTATAAATGAACTTGTATACGAGTTTAACAACGGAAAACGAACAGGGCTTCGTGTAGGAAAAGATGTTGCTGACAGAGATCACCCACAAAACTTTGTAGGAAGAATTAAAACAGACGATCCACAATCATTAAGAGATGCCAGACCAGATAGAATAGAACCTTTCTTACTTCAAGTGGGAGTGGCTAGGTTTGATGACTTTGATGCAAAGATAGAACCCTTATTTGCACAAGTTGGTACGGTATCTATAACAACAAGCTAATGGCATACTTACAGAGCAATATACCTCACTTCAAGTGTTGGGTTAGAAGAGAATATACTA